CAGCAGTCTCAAATGAATAAGTTGAATCAAACCACATACCTGTGGCATCAACGCAACCAAAGAACTCGTCTGCCGTGTCACTTGTGTCGTGTTTACCAAACCTACGAAAGATTTTCCATTCCATTACACACCTCCATAAAAAAGGGGCGCATCATGCGCCCCACGTTGTAAGCGGGACACAATGTCCCGCTAAATATAACACGTTAGAAAATAACGTGTCAAAACTAAATGCTTGACTGCTTGCTATTCCCAGTCGACTGGGGTTTCGTCCGCTGCGAGCGAGGACACCCGTTTTTGCCACGATGGATGCGCCTCACGGTAGATCACCTCTCTTTCTGCGGCGGTCACGTACCTATTCCATGATTGGTGCAAGCGTCTGTTCGGGCGTATGGCATTGGCTTTCTTCATTGCTATCTCAAGTAGTGCGGCTTGCCTCTGTTCGTAAGAGCGTGTGCCTGTAGGTGCGTTGTCGATCGCATCACGTAACTTGTTTAGTTCGTCTTGCCACACCGCTTTAACTTTCGCGTGTTGTTGAATGAACCCTCGCTTGATGTCCTCGTCACGCCTGAACAAACGGACAAGTAAGCGCGTTTCTGGTTTCTGTATTTTGTTGTGCTCGGTCATCAGAGCTTCGCGTATGTGTAAGGGAATCCAATCAACCCATGATTCGCCAAGCGGGACATCGTGTCCCGCTTTGTTTTTATCTGGCACGTTATTTCTAAACGCGTATTCTTCCTGCGGCAATCGCGTACCACCTTTTTTGTAGGTGCGTAACAGCCCCAAGCATTTCTTCAGCACACTAGCATACGGTTCAAAAACAGATAGTTGCTTTATGTCGTTAGCCCTTCGTATCCTTGTTAGTCGAGCGGCAACACTTCGTTGTTCCTTTATTAAAGGCTCAATCACTATCTGCCATGCTTCGCGGTGTCGTGCTTTAGCGCGGGAGTCAATACGTAACGCTATCTTTTTTTCATCCACTCGGTCAGCGATTGCACCGACATAGTGTGGTGGTAGTCCTCGCGCAGTTAAACGATTCACTAATTCTTTGCGAGTCATACGTACGTAGGGTTTTTTCTTACTAGATGTAGTAGATTTCACAGGTGTTCTCCGTTTTTGTCCAGACTGTTGATCGTTTTTTAAAACTAGTGGAAACGCTATACGCCAATGGTGGCGCGGCATCTCAGGTTTTTTGTCCAGATGTCCACCTCCACACAAGAACTAACCGGCTAGGAAGAAAGTTGAACAAGTTGAACAGTTTGATTTTACCAGAAACGTTCAACGTTCTAAATAGACAGGCTTGTATGTAGGTATAGGTGGACAAGTGGACATATATATATAAATATCTTTTAAAAGATAGATAGATAAAGGGTTTTCCCTTTGTCCACTTGCGCCGAAAAACGTTCAATGTTCTGGACACACCTAGTTACGGAATTACACGTTAGATTTTAACGTGTTTATAAAATACTGCTGCTCTGCGCGAGTGAGCAAGTCCCATACTGGCTTCTCATCTGTCACTCTGTTGCGGGACATGATGTCCCGCTTAACTGTTGTTTCCTTCTCTGACTTAAAGCCCGCGTTGATTAAGGCATTCTTTAGTTGGTCGTTACGCATGATGGTTATCCTCTCAAGATACGGTTAAGTTTGCTGCTGATCATTGCAGTTCCAAGTACGAGGTAGATCAGGTAAAGCCATAGCCCTTCAGGTATCAAGTGGATCAAGGCTTCGGTTATCAATGCACCTGCTATCACTGCGCCGATGACATCGGCTAGGTGTTGTTTGCTTTGTTCTGACATGGTGATTCTCCTTAAGCTAGAAAGATAATGTAGGCAACGAAGGCGATGGCGTAAGCCAACACGATTGAATCTAAGATGCGTTTCTGCATGACGTTCTCCTGATTAGACAACAATGGGAATCCGCGCAAGACCCTGTTTGCCCTGCGCGGTTTGGTTTCAAGCGGGACAGTTTGTCTCGCTTAGATTTGCTCCTGCAAGAACTTGATGTACTTCTTGATCTGCGCTGCTGTATGAGACTTAGCGAAACGCTCTGCACTTGCAAGCAAAGGGTCTTTGTCTAACACATGGCTAGTTGACTTAACACCGAAGCCCATACGAGCAAGGATACGGTTCTTACGTTTCTTGATTGCTTGGAACTCTGGGTGCTCTTGGTCTAAGCCTTTGACTTTCTTTTTCTTGTCAGTCGTATCTACGATGGCGATATCGTAGCGGTCACTTGCCCAAAGCAGCAGCAACTCATTGGCTTGTGCACGAGTCTTTGCACCGAGTGACTTGGCTTCGCGAACAATGCTCTCGATGTCAGCCTTATCAAACGACAGAACATCAAAGCACTCGAACAGTTGATTGTGTTTCATATTGATTCTCCTAATTGACAAGCGGGACAAGTTGTCCCGCTTGGTATCGTTGTGAGCAAAGCGCCCCAAACCGATGTCTCTATTATACCATACACGTTATTTTATAACCTGTTATTCCCTAAGAGCTTACCCCACCGTACCCCGACCCCACCAAACGAAGCAGCGTAGCGTCCCCGCCCATAAACACTATTCCCCACACGCAAAACCAAAATAGTTTCAAATTCAATAACATGTCCACAAAACCAAAAAATGTATACACATATCGGACAACATGTTGCAAAAATTTCTATAAAAAATCAAAAAAGAATCTGTCTAACATTTGACATGCTCCCATAAAAAAAGCCCCCGGTTACCGCCGGGGGCTAAAAGCGAAGACTCCAACCACGGAGACGCAGTTGTATAAAAGTTTACACAACCACAAAACTAAGTATATACTCCGCGCAACGTGACTGCAATGGTCAGCGCAACTATGCTAGAACATTTATTAGACGAAACGATATTTAGTCCCGACGTGCTCGATACGCCGGTGGCGAAGCTTGTCTCTAAAGCAAGCCCAGAACAAGTGCTAGACGCGCAAGTAGAGACAGCCAAGTGGCTTGAAGAACTGGGCGCTGCATCCGACGAGACTGTCGTCGATCAAATACAAGAGGACAACGCCAGACGCGCGTTTGCTGTCCTAACCCAAGACCAAGACGCACAGGCCAAAAAGACGGCGCTAACTAAAGTGACAACACCAGAAGCGGTGAAGCACCTTGTGGGTATGCTAACGGCATACGATTGGCATTTTGTTGAACAGGCTAAAGAAATTCGTGGCTACGCTGTTGCTCAGTTGGTGGAGGAGACAAAACACCCTGATGCAAAAATACGACTACGCGCTCTTGAGCTGTTAGGCAAGGTTACCGAGATTGCGCTATTTACTGACCGAGTAGAAGTTAAGAAGACTGACCTATCAGATTCCGAGTTGGATAGCCGCATCAAAGAAAAGCTAGAACGTATGGCTAAGATTGTGGATATTACTGACGTGGACTTTATAGATGCAGCAGAAAGCGTAAAAAGTGACGGTGAATCTTAGCCCCCAAGAAATTGCAGCCCTTAATAAGATACTTCCTACGCTTTCGCCGCAGGAGAAAGCCGAACTGTTGGCTGATCTGGAAGAACGAGCAAACCGCGCAGGTAAGAAAGCAGCGCAAGATACGGTACTTGGCTTTGCAACACAGGTCTATCCGGGGTTTAAGATAGGCCCACACCACAGAAAACTAGCCAAGATATTCCAAGATGTGATCGAGGGTAAGAAAAAGCGCGTAATTATCAACATTGCGCCTCGTATGGGTAAGTCTGAGTTCTCTTCCTACCTGTTTCCAGCGTACTTTCTTGGTAAATTCCCTGAAAAAAAGATCATTATGGGCACCCACACCGCTGGTTTGTCTGAAGATTTTGGTCGTCGCGTACGAAATTTGCTGGAATCTGAAGAGTATGCGGATATTTTTCCCAAGACACAGGTAGCAGACGACCAAAAAGCAGCCGGTAAGTGGTCAACATCAGCCGGTGGACAGTACTATGCAGCCGGTGTGGGCGGTGCGCTTGCAGGTCGTGGTGCGGATTTGTTTGTTATTGACGATCCACACTCTGAACAGGACATGAAAGCTAACAGCCGTGCGGCTTTTGATGCGGCGTGGACGTGGTTCCAGCAGGGTCCCCTGCAACGTTTGATGCCGGGCGGTGCCATCATCGTGATTATGACTCGGTGGAGCCTACTTGACTTGACCGGACGCTTAATTGACTACCAGATTAAGAACCCCAACGCAGATACGTGGGAAATTGTCGAGTTACCTGCTATATTTAACGAAGACACGCCAGAAGAAAAGTCTCTCTGGCCTGAACAGTGGCCTCTGGAGCTGTTAAAAGCTAAAAAAGCCAACCTTGACCCGCGTTTTTGGAACGCGCAGTACATGCAGAACCCCACGTCGGACATTTCGGCAATCATCGGGCGGGGTTCATGGAAGATTTGGGAAGACGACGAGCCTCCGCAGTGTGACTTTGTTATTCAGAGCTGGGATACGGCGCATGAATCAAAGACATCAGCCGACTATAGTGCTTGCACAACATGGGGCGTTTGGTATAACCCCGAAGACAACGACGCTCCTAATTTGATTTTGTTGGACGCATTTAAAGACAGGATGCAGTTCCCTGAATTAAAAGCAACAGCATTACGACACTACAAGGAGTGGGAACCAGATGCGTTCATTGTGGAGAAAAAGGCAGCAGGTGCCCCGCTTATTCAAGAGTTCAGAGCAATGGGAATCCCAGTTGACGAATTTACCCCTAGTCGAGGGCGAGTTAAAGGGTCTACAGACAAAACAGCCCGCCTTAATGCGGTTGCAGACCTATTCCACAGTGGCAAAGTCTGGGCACCAGACACACGATGGGCAAGAGAAGTGATTGAAGAAGTCGCCGCCTTTCCTGTAGGCGAGCACGATGACTATGTTGATACGGTATCTCAAGCGTTATTGCGCTACCGTCAAGGCGGCTTCATTAGTCTGCCAAGCGACGAGAAAGATGACCCCGTATTTTTTAAACGCAAAACACACGCATACTATTAGGATTTAAACCATGTCAATAGATAAAGCACTATATATGGCCCCTTTGGGCATGCCCGCCAACGCAGAAGACGACGGCATTGAGATCGAGATAGAAGACCCAGAAGCGGTGCATATTAAAGCTGATGGCATCGAGATCGACATTGAACCCGGCAAAGAACTTTCAGAAGATTTTAACGCTAACTTAGCCGAAGAGATGGATGACGGTGAGTTGCAGTCATTGGTGAGCGACATCTTGGATGATGTGCGTAATGATTTGTCTTCGCGCAAAGACTGGGAAGAGACCTACAAACAAGGATTGACGTTGTTGGGTTTGAAGTACGAAGACCGTACGGAGCCGTGGCAAGGTGCGTGTGGCGTGTTCCACCCCATGATTACAGAAGCGGTAGTGCGCTTTCAATCAGAGACAATCACAGAGATATTTCCGCCTAGAGGCCCCACACACGCCAAGATCATTGGTAAAGAAACACCTGAGAAAAAACAGATTGCTGAACGTGTTCAGGAAGATATGAACTACGAACTCACAGAAGTTATGAAAGAGTTCCGTCCTGAGTGTGAGCGCATGTTGTTTTCTCTGCCGGCTGTTGGTTCTGCGTTTAAAAAAGTATACAAAGACCCTGCAATAGGCCGCCAAACGTCGGTGTATGTACCAGCAGAAGATGTAATTTTGCCTTACGGAACAACTGAACTGCAAACATGTCCAAGACTTACGCACCGTATGCGTAAAACAGAGAACGACATCGTTAAACTACAAAAAGCAGGTTTCTACCGCGATATTGATTTGGGTGAGCCGCCTAAAACGTTTAACGAAACGCAGCAGAAAAAAGACAAAGAGTCCGGTATGTCAGCGTCGTTTGACGACCGCTATGAATTGTATGAAGTGCATGTTGATCTTGATTTGCCCGGCTATGAAGATGTAGATGATGACGGTGAGTTAACAGGCATTGCACTGCCGTATGTCGTTACGATTCTTAGAGGTTCTGATGAAATTTTATCTATTCGTCGTAACTGGTTGGAAGATGACGACCTTAAATTAAAGCGCCAACACTTCGTTCACTACCAATACATTCCGGGCTTTGGTCCTTATGGTTTTGGTTTGTTCCATTTGATTGGTGGTTACGCTAAATCAGCGACTAGCTTAATGCGTCAACTTGTTGATGCGGGTACGTTATCTAACTTGCCCGGTGGTTTAAAGAGCCGTGGTTTGCGTATTAAAGGAGATGACACGCCTATTGCTCCCGGCGAATGGAGAGATGTAGATACTGGATCAGGAGCTATACGTGACAGCATATTGCCGCTACCTTACAAAGAACCATCGGCCACTCTATACCAACTCCTTGGTACTATCGTTGAGGAGGGACGACGTTTCGCAGCAACTGCCGACATCCAAGTGTCCGATATGTCGGCTAATACTCCGGTGGGAACAACTCTTGCCGTACTTGAACGAACCCTCAAAGTCATGTCCGCCGTCCAAGCGCGGATTCACTACTCCCTCAAACAAGAACTCCGACTCTTAGCAGACATCATTCGGGATGACACGCCAGAGGACTACGACTACGAGCCGGAAACAGGCAACAGAAAAGCTAAAAAAGGCGATTACTCACACGTAGAAATTGTTCCTGTTTCAGACCCTAATGCTGCCACTATGTCGCAGCGTGTTGTTCAGTACCAAGCAGTTCTTCAGTTAGCGCAATCTGCGCCACAAATATACGACATGCCTGTACTGCATAGACAGATGCTAGATGTGTTGGGTATTAAAAACGCAAGTAAGTTAATTCCAACTGAAGAAGATCGTACACCGCAAGACCCTGTAACTGAGAACATGAACGTGATGAAACTAAAGCCAGTCAAAGCGTTTATGTATCAGGATCACGAAGCGCACATCAAAGTGCACATGGCGGCAACGCAAGACCCATTGATTCAACAGTTGATGGGGCAAAACCCACAAGCGCCAGTAATTCAACAAGCAATGATGGCACACATTGCAGAACATTTAGGCTTTGCTTACCGCAGCAAGATACAAGAAGCGTTGGGCGCAGACCTACCTATGCCTGATGAAAAAATGGACCCAGCGGTGGAAGTACAGCTTTCACGTTTGATTGCACAAGCTGCTCCAATAGTTTTACAAAACAGTCAGGGACAAGCAGCACAACAAGCGGCTGCTGCGCAAGCGCAACAAAACCAACAAGACCCTGTAATCCAGATGCAGTTGCAGGAACTGGAATTGAAGAAACAAGAGTTGCAGTTAAAAGAGAAAAAACTGGCGACAGACGCTGCAGCCAAAGCAGACGAATTGCATCTGAAGAAAGAACAGATACAAGGAACTATGCAGTTAAAAGGCGTGGAACTCGGTTTAAAAACTCGCGCAGAACAAGCAAGAGATACCGCAGCAAATGAGAAAGAAGGAATCCGGCTTGGCACCGAAATAGCCAAAACACGCGCAGAGCAAGCACTGCGTGCCCATGAAATGAAGAAACAAACATTACCAAAAGGAAGTGAATGACCACTTTACACGAGTACACGTCGTTTGTTGACGTCCTGCGCAAAAAAATTCGGGACGATATGAACAACTATGCTGACGATGTCGCAGGCGGTGCCTGTGCTGATTTTCCGGCTTATACAAAGCTTTGCGGTGTTATTCAGGGTCTAGCTATCGCAGAGCGCCATTTAATCGACCTTGCTGAGAAAGCTACGAAAGACGACTACGATGAGTGATTTACTACTCCCGCAATACTTGAAGGACTTGATTAAACAAGAAAAAAACTTAACGGACGAAACAGTTGATTCGCCCGGTGATGCAGATAAAGCACGTCAACTACCAAGAGCTGTGGGGCATAAGATTTTATGCGCAGTACCTCCAGCACAAGATACGTTTGAAGATTCTGAAATTGCTAAAGCCAGCATTTCGCTAAAAATTGAAGAACAAACTACAACAGTACTGTTTGTTGTGGAACTAGGCCCTGACGCATACCAAGACAAAAATAGGTTCCCAAGCGGTCCTTGGTGTAAGGCAGGTGATTTTGTTTTAGTTCGTGCTTACAACGGCACTCGTTTCAAAATTCATGGGCGTGAGTTCCGTGTAATTTTTGACGACCAAGTTGACGGTACGGTTGAAGACCCACGCGGATACGCGCGATCAGCATAAGGAGTTGTATATGGCTACTGAAGAATACATGACGGAGCTAAGAACTCCGGGCAGCAGTGACGACCTGCCAGAAATACGTAATGACGACGATGATATTGAAATTGATATTAGCGGCGAGTCTGATGTCGAGATCGAGATTGTAGACGATACCCCCGAACAAGACCGAGGCAGAAAACCTCTGGAGCGCGAAGTCGCGGACATTTCCGATGAGGAAGTAGAGCAGTACAGCGACAAAGTTCAAAAGCGTATTAAAGAGTTGGCTCACGCACGGCACGATGAACGCCGCGCTAAAGAATCCGCCCTACGCGAACGGGAAGAAGCTATTCGGGTAGCCCAGCAGCTTGTAGAAGAAAACAAGCAGTTGCGCGGGTATGTCAATTCGGGAGAGCAGACTTTTGCTGAAGTTTTAAAGTCTAAAGCAGAGTCCGATCTCGAGATGGCTCGTAAAAAGTACAAGGAAGCGGTGGAGTCGTATGACACCGATGCCATGCTGGCAGCACAGGAAGACTTGCAAGATGCAAAGATTAGGCTTGATAAAGCAAATAATTTTAAGCCAACTACTTTACAAACTGAAAAAGAACCTGTATACAGTCAACCATCACCTTCTACGGAAGCGCGACCCGACGATAAAACCTTGCGCTGGCAAGCTAAAAACCAGTGGTTTGGGTCACCCGGTTACGAAGAAGTCACTGCTATGGCTCTTGCTGTACACCAGCGGCTAACGGCAGAAAAAGGCGCTGACTACGCTCGCACTGACGAATACTACGAGAGAATCGACTCTCGCCTTAAAGAAAAGTTTCCTGAAATTTTTGGGGAGACTACTAAGCCTCAAGGCGCATCCACTTCCAAAAAACCAGCCGCGACCGTTGTCGCTTCCGCTGCGCGTTCTGCTGCAACTAAAAAGGTAAAGTTGACAAGATCGCAAGAAGCTATTGCCGCAAAACTTGGACTTACCCCTAAACAATATGCAGTTGAACTTATGAAAATGGAGGCTCGTAATGGCTAATACACGTACACCCCGTGAACTTGAAACACGCGATCATGAAATCCGTGCGGACTACAAACCGCCGAGCGTACTGCCAGACCCGATTCCTGATCCATACTATAAGTTTCGTTGGATTTCAACTCACGTCTTTGGGCAAGCAATTCCGTCTCATGTTTCTTTGCAAATTCGTGAAGGCTGGGAACCTGTAAAAGCGATAGATCATCCTGAATTAAAGCTCCCCTCCAATGAACAAGGCGAGGTGCAGATGGGTGGCTTACTACTTTGCAAGATGCCAAAAGAAAAAGTTGAAGCGCGAAATGAATATTATCAACGTCAGGCCGAAGGTTGGATGCAGTCGGTCGACAACAACTTAATGCGCCAAAGCGACCCAAGGATGCCTCTGTTCAATGAACGGAAGTCTGCGACAAGTTTTGGCAAAGGTACGAAGTAATATTTTATTAACTAGGAGATAAAATGGCTTATCCTACTATATCAGCCCCTTACGGCTACAAGCCAGTAAATCTGATTGGTGGTCAGGTGTATGCCGGTTCGACACGTAATTTGCCGATCCAATACAACTCCACCAACGCGATTTTCTATGGCGATTTGGTGTATTTAAACGCGGGTTATATTGACCGTATTACGTATCCTTTGAATTCTACTAACACAACTGTTGGTGTTTTCTTGGGCTGCCATTACACAAACCCAACAACTAAACAGCGTCAGTTTGCTCAGTACT